TTCGGTTAACAGCCGAATGCTCTACCATTGAGCTACTGACAATCAAATTCTTTTCTGGAGAACCGGGTGAGATTTGAACTCACATAAAACAGGATTTGCAATCCTGCGCCTAAGCCATTCGACCACCGGTCCATTTTTTATTTATACAACGTCATAAAAATAATACAAATCGAATAAGCTTCCATCCTCTCGAATGGATCGCATGCGTTTGTTCGGATAAGACCTTTGAAGATCCCGAACGATCCGATTTGTAACAGATGGATTCTGATTTACACCATTGGTAATGGTGGTAACATGAACCCAGCCGGAACTATTGTCCAGATATTCGATTTTTAGATCGTCTTCCATTTCATCGCCTTTCTATTTTGTGATCTTATATCACAAATAAAGGTTTGTCAACCATTTTTTTAGGCATCCAAATAAATGCCCAAAATAGATATCTCCGCTTTAGATAAATCATCGTTGAACCTCGCGGAAGGATAACTAATCCATTGGATGATATGTTCGATCATTTTTTGACGAACTGGATCATCCTTAGCCCTCCGTGAAGCCGATTTCAGCTTATCCGTAACAGCCACGATGTTCATAACCAAATATCTCTCTTCGGTTTCGATAAAATTCTTATATAACGATCCGGATCGAATGTCAACGATTTTTATATATAAAAAAGACATAGCTGATATGCGGATATCAATTAGATATCAGATACCAATGAGATACTAACTGGTATCCGGTTCAAAGCGCCAAAATATCTAGCGATCTCTCATCGACCTAGACGTGTTACGATACAGCTTGGATGGCTTAGGTCGCCGAGAGAGCGCTATTTTTAGCTAAGTCATTGATATACAACAAAACTAGATTTATCATCTAATCTAATGATATCAATAACTTAGCTAAAAATGGGCACTATCGTATTGTGGTTTGATAGCTAGCTATGCATTGTCCGCATATCAGATATGTCAGAATTTAAATTGACATTTCATCCATTTTAGGTTATAACCATTTTATGCAAATGAAGGTACAATATCATGCCTCCTAAATCCATGCCTAACAAGGCACCAATAAAGGTGCCTAAAACTCGTAAGGTCAAGGCTACCCGTTCGGCTCAATATCTTACCGATCTCAAACATATGGGCGAAGAACCCGATGTTGCCGGTAAGACCCTGTTCGGCACCGAGCTTGGGCACGTATTTAGCTGGTACAATTATATGTGCTCGCGTACGGAAGCTCGCGAATATGTAGAAAATTATCTAAAGTCGCATAAGCGGCAAGCCGATCTTGTGGCTTTTCGAAAAGTGCCAGATGCGTATATCGATACCGTTGCCGCATGGCAGGCTCGGATCATGATGCGCGGTGGTTCTACCGGATCCGATACGGCTGAAAAGTTTTCCAAACGTTTGGCAGATATGCTCAAACATGGAAATCGCAAATCTGTCGATACCATGTCCGATTCCAAGCCATCTATCCAAAACAGGATATCCGATAAGATATCCAATACGATTGGTGAATTGGACGAACTTATCGACCAAGAGGGTTGGACCATCGACGTATATGAATGGCTGACTCAAAAACAGGTCCCGCAAGCTTATGCCAAGCATATTGCTGAATTTTTCAAGCAAACTGCCGATGAAGCAGTTTTGCTGATCAGCAAAAAAGCTCCGAACGATCTGTTGGAAGGTTATAAATCTTTCAATAAGACAGAACTCAAACAACGTGCAAATTTTTATACAAAGCTTATCGCCGATTGCGCGCGATATGCCGATGTTGTAAAAAAGAGACGGGTTGTCAATAGGACAAAAAAGCCCATAACCGCCGAAAAGATGCTCAAAACGTTCAAACATCAAACGGAATCCAAGGAATATAAAATCGCTTCGGTAAAACCCGAAAAAATCCTTGGATGTCAAGAGCTTTGGACATTCAATACTCGCTACAAGACATTGCATGTTTTTTATGCAAATGGTCCAGCTGGTTTGAGCGTAAAGGGCACAACCATATTGGGATATGATGAAAACAAATCCCGAGGATTCCGAATCGGTCGCAAAACCCAAGAATATTTGGGAATGACCCTAAAAGGTGGAGTGAGAAATCTATCGAAAATCATGGCTCTCAAACCATGCACGTTGCAGCATAGATGCAATGAGAATACTATCCTGATAAAAGCTGATAAATAGGAGATGACAATGAAGAAGATGACAATTTCATTCGATATCGATATTCCGGAGGATAGTTCTGAACAAACTACCTCCCTGTATATCGAAGAAATTCTATTCAAAGCAGCAGAGAACCATGCACATCAGCTGATGCTGACCGCGTATGAAAAGCTCACTGGCAATGAATTGAAAGAATTCTTGAATGAAGAAACACAAATACTAAATCAATTGGAACGAATACGCAACAGCATTACATATTCTTAGTGATTTATAAAGGCAGCTTTGGCTGCCTTTTTTTATTATAAATATTGCAATAAGGGGAAAATTTATGGTAGATATATCGAATAAAAACTTTCTTTCGCCACTCAATTTTAAATTTCAATTGAAGCGAGCACCACACATCAATTTTTTTCTACAGACGATTAATATTCCATCATTGTCGTTGCCTTCTATAAATGTTTCCAATCCATTGGTCAGAGTTCCATTTCCTGGCGATCATTTGGTATATGAAGATTTGCAAATATCTTTTCGTGTGGACGAGGATTTACAGGATTACATGGAAATTCACAATTGGTTGAGAAGTCTGGGAAAATTGAATTATACAGAATATCAATCATTGACCTCCAATGCATCTTATACTGGTCAAGGTATAAGATCGGATATATCTCTTACAATTTTGACCAGTCAAAAAGTACCTAATTATGAAATTATTTTTAAGGATGCATTTCCCACAAATATATCTTCACTCAATTTTACCACAATGGACGAACAACTGACATATATCGAGGCATCTGCTACATTTAAATTTGTTTATTTCGATATAAATGAAATTTCTGGTTGACAATGCTGTAAATCGATGTTATAAGGTGTATTGACACAAATAAATATATTATAGGATTATATTATGGATACAGAAGATATCTTTAATGAATGGAAAAAAGATTCAGTATACGATGAAGCTAATTTAGATAAAGAAAGTCTTAAGACTCCTTCTTTGCATCATAAATATTATATGATGTATATTTCAGAAAAACATAAACTATCTAATCTTGAAACTGAATTGAAAATACTTAGTCATGAGAAAAAAGAATTTTATGAACAAGGTCATACAGAAGAAACAAAAAAGCTTGGGTGGAAATTGCCACCAAAAGGCATGATACTTAAATCAGAAAGTTTACGCTACGTAGAAGCAGACCCTGATATTATATCTCTTTCAAAGAAGATAGGAAGACAATCTGAAAAGGTAGGATTTCTTAATAATATTTTGAATTATTTGAATAAAAATAGAGGATGGGATATTAAAAACGCTATAGATTTTAAGAAATTTCAAATGGGTGTATAATTGATAGAAGTTGTAAAGATTTGCAAATATAATGAGGTGTATGCAAGAATAGAATGCGAACCAAGTACTGCTATGGAAATAGCAGAAAGATTTACGTTTATGGTGCCAGGTGCAAAATTCTCTCCTATGTATAAGAATAAACTTTGGGATGGAAAAATAAGAATTTTCAATCCTATGAATCGTTTATTGTATATTGGATTGATTCCCGAACTTGAAAATCTTTGTAACAGCAGAAAATATCATATAGAATATGAAATTGAAAATGCAGATATAGAATTTTCATTGCATGAAGCTGAAAAATTTGTAAAGGCTTTAGAACCAAAATATGAACCTAGAGATTATCAATATGAAGCATTTGTACATGCAATAAGAAAAAGACGTGCATTGCTTCTTTCGCCAACAGGTTCAGGCAAATCTCTTATCATTTATATGTTAGCATGTTATTATCAATCTAAAACACTTATAGTTGTTCCAACCACTTCTCTTGTCCATCAGATGGCATCGGATTTCGAAGACTATGGATTTCCAAAAAAACTGATTCATAAAATTATGTCAGGAGAAGAAAAAGAAACAGATGCTCCTTATGTAATTTCAACTTGGCAATCTATTTTTAAAATGCCAAAACCATGGTTCAAACAATTTAAAGTTGTTATAGGCGATGAAGCGCATTTATTCAAAGCAAAGTCTCTTACAGCTATAATGACTAAATTGGATGAATGCAAATATAGATTTGGATTTAC